AACATTACTTGAAACTACATTTGATTTGAGTGTTAGATAACCAGATTGTGCAGAACCAAATGCGGTGTTGACATAAATTTGTGAACCACCTACAATGATTCCACCTAAATCTGATGGTTGGTCCACATGAGTAATGGACTTAAATGTTACACCATCAAAAGAAATTTGGTCATATACATTAATGAAGTCACTAATGTAAGATACAATATTACCGGTAGCAATGTTCCAAGAGTTGGTTATACTACTGATATTTATGACATTTGAACCAGAGGATGCAGTAGCTACCGCAACATTTGGTATTGAAGTAATCCAGCTATCCGATAAGGTAATTGTATTGGATGTTGAACCGACAACCTTAGAGTAGAACGGATTGCCTCTTGTCGGTGTAATGGTCAAATAAGAATTTGCAAATACCACATTGGCCACATTGGCACCAGAAGTATTAAAGAAGTTAATTGTATTTGATAATGTTGGTGATACATTGGCAATATAAGTTTTAGTGCCTAACAAGTATGATAGAGGCTTGACTGTAAGTTCTTCACCAATCATAGAAGGTCTAAACTGTGCCACATTTCTTAATACATTAAAGGCAGAGTAGTTCATGCCTGATGGATGTAAAAACGATAATGCAGTATTCTTATACTTTTGTAACGCCTGTTCAACCTGAAGAATATAAGTGTAATTATTATAGGTGTGGTCTTCCAATACAGAGTATGCAGAAGGTTGTCCATCAGCGTTTTGATATATACCAGCACCCAATACGACACCATTTAAGAAGTTGGCTGTTGCACGAGCAGAGCCATTACCATAAATCTTTCTGCCTTGTGTATAGATACCTGTTGTTGTATTTGATACAGACAGATTTATTCCAGCATCTACACCTGAACGTAGAACTTTAATACCTGAATTAAGGTTGAGCGCACCACTATAATCATAAACTCTCAAATTATAGGTACTAAAGTAAGCATTTGCTGTATTAGATGAATAAATTGAAATTGAATCTACATTGGCAATAAACGTTGTATTGTTTGTTGTGCCTTGATAGATGATGTCGCCTTTGATAGGTTCATTCAATACATTAACATTATATACTAATATATCTTCTACACGAAGTGATATACCAGGAGCAGCAATATAATTTTGACCAGGATTTGTCAGAGTAATTTGCTGGACTTGTCCGTAAGAGGTAGAAGTTATGCCAAATGTTGCATCACCACCAACTAGGCCAGGAATATACAAAGATGCACCTGAACCTGTTGCAGTATTGACTGATACTGTTGGCAAATCAGCAGTATAACCTTGACCACCCAAAGGATAAATGTTTCTTCTTGCTGGGTCTAAAACATAAGTTATTTGCGTAATTGAACCATTGCCTGATACTGCTGTAACATTGGCATATGCACCTTGACCATTACCACCTGTAAACACTATTGTATCGTTGACATGATAGTTTAGACCAGCATTTCTAATTTGTATTGGTGCCAAAATACCTAGACTTGGTAACGATTCTAAAGAACCGGTTTCTGTCTGATAATAACCTGTTGCTGTTGCAGATGTTGTTGCATCGTAACCTGTACCACCAGAAGTTACAGTAGTTGCAAAAATGCCAAATGTATTAAGAATAGGAAATGATAATGCTTGTAGTAATGTTGAATTTATATTCGCATTAGTTAAATTTGAAAACCCATAATTTCCAGAATTCAAATGAACGTTAGCTTTATTTCCAATAACATCAGTATTAACGAAAGAAATGTAATATGAATTTCCATCAAACGTGGTTGCAATATCTGCTGCACCTGAACCTGTATTTGAACCAGAATTAATTTGAACCGATGTATAACCACCTGGTCTATAACCTTGACCTCTATAAATTGGATTCACACCGGTAATGGATGCACCAGATACTTGTGAGATATAACCTGAGGCAGGCACCGGATTCGTGATTGCTGGGTTTAGACCGCCATAAAATACTATTGGGTCACCAACATTATAGCCGGAACCATTATGTGCTGGGTCTACTACGACAGAAGAAAGAACACCAAGAATTTGTGCAGTCAGTTCGTTGCCATCAAATAGAACTGGTGTGCCATGAATATCAACAACAGTTACAAATTCACCTGAAGTAAAGTTTCTATCAATACCAGACAAAATAACTTGGGTGATGCCATTAGTACCAATGATGATATCTTCAATCGTTGCATAACCTTGAGATGTTTGACCAAATAACCTGTAATTAATTGTGTTTAACCAATTAGGGTCAATTGTAGCAAGTTTTAATGAACGAGTTACAATCCATTTACCATCGGATGCACGGAAAACATAATCTCTGGTATTATATAAGTTTACTTGTGAGTTATAGAGAACTCTAAAAAGGAACTCATAAGATGCTGGCGTACCTTTAGTTTGGTACAACTCTTTGGCAATCTTGGTGAGTTTTCTTTCGTCAACTAAAGAACCTTCTGGAAAGAAAGACAAAAATTCATCACGATAATATTTAAGAAAATCATCTAGTGTTGAATCAATGTCGGCATAAGAAAGAAGGTTCTTTGAACCATACAATACATTGTTTTGTTGTTCCGTCCACTCATAATAAGCCTTTAAAAACGAAACAAAGTTTTGGTAATTCGCATCATCACGAACAAATTCAGGTAACTGTGAAGGTACGAGTAACGATGTTTTATTTAAATAAGACATGAATTATTTGGCCGTTACGCTAACTGTGATTGCTGCTGGGTCATTCACATCTAATGTAATAATTTTATCGTAAGTTGAAGAAACGATTCTATTAGATGCATAGGCATTAAATCGCATAATGCCATCGGTATTATTAAGAGCAGTTGGTGCAAAATTACTGAGTGTTATAATACCATTATCGTAATCTATGGTACCTGCATTGTTCGTATGTGTTGCACCAGCAAGAATGTTTTTAACACCGTTCAAGAAATAATAACTTCTAAGTGTACCATAATTTCCACGCAAAACGGCAGTTGCAGAAGCGCCACTACCTGTTGAATCTGAAATGACAACAATTGCTTGAGTATAACCTGCACCACCGCTTGTGATGGCAATTTCAGTAATAACTCCTCCTATTACTGTTGCAGTTGCGGTTGCACCATTACCGTCACCAGAAATGGTAATCACCGGATTTGTGTAACCACTTCCACCAGAGGTGATTGTTACTGAGTCAATGTTTGTAGTGTTGTCTGGAGATTCTTCAATAGATACTGTTGGATAAAAATTACCAGAAGAATCGTATTGTGAGAAAGATGGTGTAATAGAAACACCTTCTAAACCATAACTTCTACGCAAAGCATTACCAAAACCAATTGTATAGTTTTGACTTGAGCCAAATGTTGGTGTTAATCGTTTCTGTAAATATAAGTTAAAGTCAACTGAAACAATGGCCTTATTCAAACCTTGAATGTAAGTAATTAAATCACCAATAACAAAAGTGGAGTTGAAAGTATTTAAATTTGTATTACAGAATGTTTTAACACCTTGAGTTATTAGGTCTGATATTTGTGAAGATGTTAATGTTGTCTTTTTGAAATCTACCAAAGCGTTTGACGTAAAGACGAGATAAACATAATCTGGATTAATAACTTCAGGTACAACAGTCAATACAGAAATGGGTTTGATAACATCATTGACCAATATCAATTTTTGATTATCTGTTAATGTATAACCACCAGTTGGCTTAACTGCAACAAAGATTTTGCCATATTCAGGTGGAGTATTTTCTTCACCACCCCATACATTGACCGCATCTAAAGAAATACCATAATTATTTTGTTTGATGAGTGTGATGTAGTCGTTTTTAGTAACGGCACGACCTTGAGCGGCATAAGACTTAGGTGCTTGAAACTTAATAGAACTAATAGATTCTTTTGCAGAACCTTGAGTTGTTGATGTGACTGGTGTAACAGAATTATTTGAATAACCTGCAACGGTATCCATCAATACAAAACTATTGGCACCATACGAAGCCGTGCCATCAGTAACAATATAAGAGAAATTAACTACATTACCATCTACTAATTTTTTACCTAGAACACCATCACCAAAGTAGATTTGATAGGTGCCAGTCAAACTCTCTTGTAAGAAGTATACAGGAGAATCACCATTTAAAGAAAGATAGTTTGATGCTAATGTGTAAGTATCAAGGGTTGTATTTGAACCTGACTGTTGAACTGTAACAGTAATGGTTGTTGTATCTACATTTGTTTCTGGTATTTCAAATGTATATGTTGGATTTGCAATAGAATCAACAGTAAACTTTAATGAGGCTGGGATGCCTTGTTTGATTGTAACATTATTAAACGTAGCTGTATTACTGACTGTGTTTACTGTATATGAATCGGTTGCAACAAAGTTATAATTTACACCGTCAATTGATTCTGATAAAAATCTTGTAAATTTAGGCAAAGTTACAGAAGCATCAGTAACTCCGTAGATGTTTAAATTGATGTTGGCGTATGGTGCAAGAGATGATTTTGGTGTATAATTTAACAATTTTGCCTGAGATACAACAGAACTTCTTAGTAATGCTGAGTCCAAGAACATCTCATTGGCTACCATATTCAAATAGTAAGCATTGTATTGTGTGTTATACGCAAGAATGTCCAACAAAGTAGAAAGTGCAGAACCTTCATAATTATAATCTTTAAGTGTGTCTTGAGATTGTAAAAATGTCTTTAGATTGGTTTTAATCTTGTTAAAATCCAAATCCGTAATTTGAATATTTGAATTTGCGCCTGCCATTTTATCTATTTCTCTCTAATAGGAGGGTTACTGTCGTTGGTAATGTTGCGTTTTCTATGAAAAAACTTAAAAAGACATTATAAGCGTTGTGGTCTGCATCAGGAGTCACATTAATTTGATTTAATTTGGCTCTTGGTTCAAAATTTTGTATTGTTGATTTGATTTCGTTTTCCAACAATGAAGATGTGATGGGAGAAATAGGTTCAAACAACAAACTATCAATATTGGCACCTAAGTTTGGATTAAATGGTCTTTCAAAGTGTTTTGTCAACAAAAGATTACGAATTGACCTGATAACCGCCTGACTATCGTAACTCAAAGCAATATCTCCTACACCAGGACGTTTGGTGAAAGTGAAGTCTATATCTGAGTATATTTTTTGATTGAGTGCCATTCTTTATTTATTATCGTTCTAGGAGTAAAATCGCTTTTTTGGTTCTTGGATATGCGCCGGAGAAATTTTAGGCCGGAACGCAAAAATTTGAATTTTCCTTATGAGTTGATTCTTGACACCAGTTTTGGCGTACCAACTAAATTATTACACAGATACGATTCGGTTTCTCCCATTGAAGCAAATTGTTGAGTTGCATTAAAGTTATTTACCAAATTTACCACATTACCAAAGAAAGTCACATCGGAAGACTGTCTGGTAGATAGAAATGAATTAATATTGTTCATATCTGTTGTGATTTGTGTAATCTGACTATTGGATATGTTATTACCACTAATTCCGTTAGTTAGTGTAATATAGTCCGCAGACATAGTGTTTGAATTTGCACTAATTTGAGGACCAACTAAAATACTAGTCATACTACCCAATATTGGTGAAGAATTTGTTACACCATCAGTCTGGTTTGTCAATAAAATTGCTTGTTTGCCATATGCAACAGCTGTTCTGTAATAAGGTTGTGTAGAACCATCAGTTTGACCATTGAGTGCAATTACGCCAGACAGTTTGTCCGTATGAGTCAGAAAAGATGTAGCAACAGCATTTAAATTATTTGATGAACTAATCAAAGGATATAAGTTTGCGGTACCAATATATGAAGTATTTGCATTACCGGCAATTGAGTTTGCCAAAACATATATTTGATTAGAAATTGTAATAATATTGTTAACTGCTGTTGAAACAGGATTCTTAAAGTATGAACCTACATTGTTATTAGCGATATCTTGAGCTTGCCAAGTCTTAATCAATGGTGGATATTGACCTAATACACTTTGTGTGTCGGTTGAAAAATTTGGCACATTTCCATTAGGGTCGCTAAAATTGTAACCTAGAGTTGCATATACACCAGACGCATTATTTACTAAAGCCATTATAAATTTCCTTATATCATCGGAATGAGTGAAGGACTTGTTGGAAATCCTCGGTTGCCGATATGAAAATGTATATCGTGCATTGTTGTATTAACTGTATCAGTCATCCAGATAGCATTCATAACTCCTATTCTTGCAAGAATAGGGAAATTAGCTAAAGGTGCATTGACTGATACTAACGAATTGATTGAACCTACTGTGTAGATGCAACCAGGAACTGCTACAGGTGTGGCTGGCGTAGGTATGCCTAATGATAGACCACCTAAAGCGGATGTAAATCCATATGGTCCTGCAACTACTCCCATACCTGCATTGACACGGGACTCAGCGGTAATAGTGTCACAAGTAATTGAACCACCTACATCTAAGTCACCATTTAGATAGAGATTATCAGCTGCAGATAATCTTAATGAACCACCAAAGTTTTCATTGGCAGAGATTGATACATCGTCATCACCAGAAATGAATATATCATTATGACTACGAAGATTGTATCCACCACCAACTATGCAATTATAATCTCCGTCAATCTTTTCATTCTTATCACCAAGAACGTGCATATTACAATCGCCGTTGATGGTGATATTACAGAATCCTGAAATGATTACATTCTTATTACCTGCAATAATTTCATAACCATCACCAACTATCTTATGTACCACATCACCGGTGGCTTGTAATTCAATAAAACTAGGTTTCTTACCGTGTTGAATACGAATACGCTCTTGATTAGGAGTATCATCCATTTCAAAAGAGTGACCAGATTCCGTTTGTGTTGCATTATTATACGGATATTGTGGCGGATTATCAGTAGTTGCACCAGACTGTGGCTCAGTAAATGTGCCTTTTGTCGGTGGGTCAGGTAATTTGAAAGGAGTTGATAGTGCCATATTTAAACTGTTTTCTTAGGGTCAGCAGGTGTAGTTGCAGAAGAAGCACTAGAAGCCGATTGATTTGCTGTTGGTAGAGATGATTGTATTACAGAAATTGACTGTGATGCATTACTTAAATCTGCCAAACTTGTTGGCTCTGTTGTCAAAACTTTTTGCGTAGGACTTAAAGTTGATGCACCAGGAACAGAAGAAGCTGCTGTGCTTAATGCCGTAGTTGCTAGTGTTGCAGCTGCGGCTGCTTGGCCAACAGTTTTTGTCACGGCTGCAATTGCTTCACCGCCAGCCTTCAATGTGTCTTTTGCTTGTGCAATTAATTCACTCATACCAGGTTGGTCTGGTAATGGAGTTCCGCCAGCTGCAGCTGCCTCTGTTGCCGCCTCTGCTTTATCTTCAGCTGCAGCTTCTGCCAATGCATCTTTGAAAACAGAACCAATTGCTGCCATTACTTTTTTCAAACAGTCTGCCAACAATCTAATGAACTTGGCAGGCAAACTTAAAATCCATTGAATTGTTGCAATTGCCCATTTGATAAAACCAACAACATCTTTAATAAATGCTTGAATAGGAGTTACATATTCTTTAATAAAGTTTCTTATCTCAGTAGCAATGGCTTTTAGTTTTTGAATAATGGTTGATATAACACCACCAGAATCACCTAATCCCAAAAGTCTTTTAATTGCACGAATGCCTTTACGAATTGCTTGTGCAATTGATTTGATATATTTTTTTAGACCTACACTCTTTTTAATGTCTTGTGCAAAATCACACATATGAGCCAAACTATTATTCATTTGTTCAATTGTGGTATTTTTCAAAACACCAGTTGCAACTCCGGGTGTAGTAGGTGCGCCAGTTTGCGGTTTATCACCTGTATTATTTGGTGTTACAGTACCTTCTACTCCTAGATTTGGTAAAGGTTGAGTCGCCATTCTTATTCCTTAATAGTATTCGCCAAACGAATTGCACCTTCTAATATCTCACGATAGTCAACATCTCTTTCAGCATGATGTGGCTCAGTTACAATATCTGTGTGAGATTTTAAGGCTTCAATTTTTTGTTTATATTCTTGTTCATCAATTAAACCACCAGCAAGGTGTGCCTGATGAATTTGTGCCTCAGCGGCCATTGTATGTAAATCTAATAAGTTTTGTGTCATTGTTGTATTCCCGGTAATACACCCATCATAACTGGAGCTTGGCCTGATGCCACGTCCATAAAAAATCCTACAACCCAATCACCTAGTCTAGGTGATGAAAACGATTTTGAATTATTTATTGGATACATTGGATGTGCCCATGGTAAATCTTTCGTAGGCAATTCAGCCGTATTGTCGGTGTGCCAACCAAAGATTCTGAGTTTGCATCTTCCTAAACCCAAAGGGTCAATGCGGTCTTCCACGACACCGACAAACCAAACAAACCCATCTTTACCAATAAAATTTTCCATTATGATTGTACCGCCAAGTTTCTATCACTATTATCGTTTGTGCTTCCATAAACTGTACCGGTACTATCTTTTGCTATTTCCAATACTGTAATGTATGAACTAGAATCATTAATGATGTGTCTTACTGCGGAAACCAAATACTTTCCAGAGTAAAATTTGTCCGCTTCTCTACTAGTAGAAGAAGGCTTCAGAGATAGTAATTCAAAATTGATAATAGAACCTGCCGTAACACCGGGGTCACCAGGAATCATCAATTTTAAAGTGGTATAATTTGCCAAGCCAAGTTGTGCTGTTCTATTAGGAATATATGTTTCTAAGTATATATCTTTTGCCACAGAACCTGGAGCCTGACTTATGTATGGTGTTAATGCTTGACCTGCATTACTAATTGCTACTTTAGTAACTGCATTATAGTTTTCATTTGGTTTTGTTCCTAAACGATTCTTTGAAGGACTTAAAACACCATCACCATTCAAAGATGCCGAACCGCTTTGATATTTTTTATAATCAAAATTAGTAACAGACGATTTTCTGGTTAAAGGGTCTAAAGATATCAGCTGATTTGCGAATGTTCCAGAGTTGGTATCATTTAAAACATCATATGTCTTTATAAATTCATAATCCAAAACAGATATTATTTTATCTTTCATTGGTTCAAGTTCTTTAGACAGATTTTTTTGTTGATATCTATAAGATGCGTAAACGGGGTCTTTGTAGATTGATTGTAAAGACCTAAAATTATAGCCATATCTGTTTTCATAAAATAACATATCACATCCAGTACCTGTTGTTGGTCTAGCATATGTTGATATCCAAGAAATGGTTTCTAAAGGTTTAAATCTTGGAACAATAAAATCATAAATTCCTGTGGTTTCTTCAATTACATTAATTTTAGAGGATTTTGTTTTTAGTGTATTTGTCAGTATACTTTTAACAATGTTTGATATTTTTTGACCAGTATAAGATTTACTTATTTTCAACTGTTCCGACAAATACAATTCTTCTGAACAGAAATACAAAGTATAGAATTCGTCATTTAAGTTTCCAGAAGGAATTCTTTTACCAATTTTATAAATGTGAAATATTTGGTCATCAGTATTAGGAGCATCTTTTACTTTACCAAAATTGATTTCTAAGTATTCATTACCAGATAATTGAAACAATTCAATAAAACCTTGTGCATCTCTTACTGTTAAAGAACCAGAAACACAAAAACTATAAATGTCCTCAAAATAAGATAATTCAACCATCAACTTTTGCATCTCAAATCGTTGACCACTAGAATTAATAAAATCTAGTTTTTGTAATGAAAAGTTTTGTGGGTAAAAAATACCAGCAGGAGCTGATGTTGCATCAAAATTATTAGAAATGATATCCATAGTTCATTATTTCATCAATGATTTAAGTTGTTTTTCAATTTCATTAACGTAATTATTATTCAAAATATTAATGTTTCTTTTTGATTCGTTTAATTTCAATTCATAGTCATAAATGCTTACCGCATTTTTAGATATAGATACTGAAACTTTTCCTGTCGGTAGTGTATAAGTGTTTGTGCTAGGTATTAATGTATTGTAAGCATCTTGACTAATTTGAACGGTTTCTACACTTGTTGTGTTTGTTCCAAAATCAAATTGAGTAGTAATTTTTTCATAATGGTGTATTGTACCATACACATCAATTGATGGATACTTGTCTTGCAAATATCCAGAAAATACCACATTGTTCATTGGCCAATTCCATTGTGGGTCAAGTATTTGATTGGCAAACAAAACAATCCAATAACGATAAGATTCACCATAATATTTGTATGCAATAGATTCTGGTGTGTCACCTTCTTGTATATCGTATTTGTAATATAAAGCGGCATTATCCAATAAAGAAGGAACAATACTAGAACGTGCCATCAAATTGGTCAACAAAACCGATTGGCCAGAAATATCCGTTCTTATTAACTTCGGTAAAGTATCAAAATACTGCATTAGTAGTTTCCTGTTACAAGAGTATCACGGTCAAGAATTTGTGTTTCTTTAAATTGTATTGTTAGTGTTGTTTGAACAGGTGCGCCATCACCAAAAGTAGACCAACCGTTAGGAGCATAATTAACATCAATATTTTCAATAACACTTTGTGCAATGGCGTTAATTTTTTTATTTTCTGCACCATTAAAATAAAATTTAGGTTCAAAAACAGCAGGAGGGATAAAAAATAAACCAGCTGTTGCACCACTTACAATTCTTGGTGCCGCAAATTTTTTAAATGTATTGATAATTTTTGTTACTTGTTCAGATTCTTGTTGTGAGTATGGTGTAAAAGTAAAAGTCATTTGATAACTTCTAAAACCAATACCTTCAAATAACAATTGCAGTTTTGGATTAACAGCCAACCCAGCCTGTCTGAGTGCTAGTTTGGCTGCATCAGCGCTGGCAATATTACCTAATGAACTAATTCCTTGGCCAAGTTTATATGCTTTACTACCTTCACTTGCTTTACTTAAATGTTTTCCAACAGTACCTAAAGCACTAGAAACTGTATCACCAACAACAGCGGTTAAACTAACGTCATTATAACTTGCGCCATACGAAAAATTTACCGTTTCAGGAATATACAAAGAGATGGAACCTCTAGGTGTTGTGGTTTCTGGTGCAATTGTTGCTGCCGAAGCCTGTTTTTCAGTACCATTAAAGAAATCTTTAACTGATGTAACCACTTCGTTAACTTCGTTTGTAACAGCATTGGCTATTCCACCACCAATGGTATATTCAGTACCTTCTTCATATCCGACAGGATTAATGTCTTTGATTAGAAAAGTGACATAGTGGCCACGAGCAGTAGACTGCAAATCTCTTGGGTATTGTAGATTGGTTTGACTAAATGGATTGTTAAAAAGTAATCCTAGTGGTCCATTGGTCGTTAAACCAGGAATAGCTACGCCACCGATTGAACTTGGAATTGAAATGATTGCCATTGAATTCTCTAGAAAATGGTTATATATACTATTTATG